CTCGAATTTTACTGAAAATACGCATTTTTATAGGGGGTGTACCTAGTTTTGGACAAAGAAAAAAGGATTAGAAAGGAATTAAACAGAATTAGCCGTTATTTTGATGACGTCGCGGAAAATCAAAGGGCAATCGTCGCGCCGCTGCTCCAGAACGCAGCCTTCATGAAGGTGACGCTGGAGGATCTTCAGGAGGAGATAAACGCGAACGGTCCGACGGACGAATACAAGAACGGAAACAATCAATTCGGCGTCAAACAGAGCGCCACGCTTCAGAGCTACAATGCTCTGATCAAGAACTATGCCAGTGTGATCAAGACGCTCTCTCAGCAGCTGCCGCCAGAGCAGAAAAAGAGTATGCCTACTTTAGCAGAAATACAAGCCAGATATGCCGATACCAGAACCGATGAAGAACGGCAAGAAGAATACGATTATTGGGCCGAGGAGTTTGGTAAACTACGTCGGGAAACAGGAGACTAATATCGAGATCTGCGGTGAAGAGTATGACGCCCGGAAGTCGTAAGTCAGGGAGATGCCTCTCTCCTTCTCATACTGTCCAATTAATCGGACAGTATTGCGAAAAGTTTTCCCTTATTTTTTCCCTTACGCGGAGCATTTTACGATTAGTCTTGTTTTCTCTATTTTACAAATATGTAGTATTATCAATGCTTTTCTGTCTTCGGTTGTGTCCATTTTACACTGCTTTGATACTTCGAATCCTTCTCCCGGTGCCAACAAAAAGCCCTGTATCTTCAATAGGTACAGGGTTTTCATTATGCTCCAAAATGCAAGTTTTCCCTTACGTTTTCCCTTACGCGAATCAGAATAAAAACGCCCACGGAATCCGCTGATGGTTTCCATGGGCGTTTGTTATTACCAGATGCTAGGCCATTTTGTCCATATACGCTTGCATCCGAGCTGCGCTGTCATCCTTCATTTTCTCTGAAACATGGCCGTATACGTCAAGCGTAAAAGCAGCAGTCGCATGACCGAGGTTTCCTTGGACCGTCTTAATATCGTCTCCATTCTGAAGGGAGAGAACGGCAAATGTATGACGCAGATCATGGACGCAGCGGTCGCCGGCGCCGATCTTCTCCAAAACCTTCTTGCAGTGATTATATACCGTCTGCGGACTGAGGTTGCCTCCTGTGGCCGTCGTAAAGACAAGCGCTGTTTTACGTTCCTTCTCGTTCTGCCATCCTTCCCAGATCTCGCCGGCCATCAGGCGCTGTTCTATCTGCTGTCGCTGTCGGTCCTTCAGGAGTTGCATCACTGCCGGTGCGGTTTTCACGATCCTGATCTTGCTGTTCTTCGTCTCCGCTAGCGTAAACCCTCCGTCAGCTGCTGGCCGCTTGATAAGCTGCTTATTGATTTTCAGAGTACCGGCGTCAATGTCTACGCAATCCCATGTCAGGCCCATGGCCTCCGCCTCCCGGAGGCCGGTGAACGGAATGATCCGGAGCAAGTAGCAGTATTCATCTTCCGCAGCTGCCTTATAGAAGGCTTTGACCAAATCATCGTCGAGCGGATGGATTTCCTTTTTCTCCACGCGAGGCAGCGTCACGCGATCAGCTGGATTATTGCGAATGTAATCTACACTGACAGCAGTGTGGAGCGCCTTCGTCAATATGCCGTGGATATTGCGGATGGATTTTGCTGCAAGCGGTTTGTATGTGGTGACCGTCTTCCCTGTCTTCTCGTCCTTCTTTTCGACCTTGTGGCCGTCTTTTCCGAGGCGGTTATAGAACGCCTGAATCTGAGGCGCGGTCAGATCCGAGAGCTTAACGGCGCCGAGCGCCGGCTTGATATGCGTCTCGCACTGAGCCTTGTAATGCTTCACTGTGAGATACTTTTTGTCTCCGCAGTAGTTTTCAAGCCATATATCAATCCAACGAGCTAACGTCATTTTCTCTGGTACAAAGTAATCGTCATTATTCACTGCAACGGCAGTCGCTTGCATCTTTTCCCGGACCTCTTTTTGCGTCTTTCCGGTGAAAGAACGCTGTGTCTGTTTCCCTGTAATGGGATCGCGTCCGGTTGTTACTCGCGCCTCCCAATAGGTATAAGGTGATCCGTTACGCATGACCGTCTTCTTTCTGATCGTGCCTTCACCGTTTGATCGTTTGTTTGTCATTGTAATATCCTCCTATCTGTGTTATGATCGGAGAGCAGAGGGTTTCCGCTTTCTGCCCTTATAAGACCGCTTTCGGCGTCTCCAGCGCCGGGGGCGGTTTTTTTGTTTGCATCAATCAAAGCGTTTCTTTTCACACTGTTTTTCAATGTTCGCCAAGCAAGCGCCGAGGGCGACGAGCTGCGCCGGCTGGATCAGGTTTTTATACTGTGTTGCGTCTGTTATTGGATAACTATCGCGTCCTGATAGAGCGCCAGCTGGTAAATCAATAGGAATCATTTCAAGAGAATAGCCAAACAGATAAGTTGCTAATCGCTCTATGATTTCGTCAAATTCTCCGCTTTCAAAAATCGTATTGAGTGCTTTGGTGCCGAACGGTGATAATTCGCGCCGGTGGCGATCCAGCGCTTCTACTGCGCTTTGAGATAAGCCTGTATATTCGCAGATCATTCGAATATTTGCGTCAACTGTTGATACCAGCGAATTGCCACACAAATAGTCCATAGAGACTCCATAGTGTTTTGCGAGAATTGCCACGGTTTTATAGTTTACGCCACGCGCTTTTCCGGATTCTAAATCATAGATTGTAGATTTTGATATGTTAGTCGCTTCCGCAACCTCTTCAATGCTTTGAAATCCGTTTTTATTTTTTTCCTGTCTAGCTTGAACAAAGGGATTATCATTCTTCATTTTTGCTTTCCTCCTTTCCCATATTTAGTACATCGCGCCGCCACAATAATGACATAAACCTACATATAGACCATTCTTCTCTGAAGGCGCCGTTTTTCTTTGACAATGTGTAAAGGGGCGTGCTAATCTAAATTTAGGAAATATTGTTGTTGTTTCCTATATTTAATACATTAGCATCTTGATCATGTTTTGTCAATAACAAATGGAGGTGAAAAGATGGCAAACGAAAGAATCAGGATCGCGGCGAAGAAGGCTAAGATTCCGCTTTGGCAAATTGCCGAACGAGCATTTGACGGTATGGCCGATTCTGCCTTCTCCCGAAAGCTACGTCATCAACTTTCGGCAGAAGACGAAGCGCGCGCTATGGCAGCTATTGCGGAGATTCAGGAGGAGGCGAAAAGCAATGAGCAATGACAAGCTGGTTTATAACGTATCCGAGGTCGCTCAGGTGCTTAATGTATCGAGGCCAACGGTCTATGAGCTGCTTCACCGTGCGGATTTTCCAGCATTCCGAATCGGCAATCGATGGTTGACGTCAAAAGCCGGCCTTGCCAAGTGGGTGGAGGATCAATCCAGTCTGGTGCAGTCAGATGGGGGTCCGATTTATGTGTGAATGTAAAAAAGCCCCGGTCGCCGGTGGCACGACGATCAGGGCAGAGGGCAACGAACGGCGCGGAGGCCTTAACGCAGCTCTCAGGCAAAGCATAGCACGCGAAACGAACGGTGTCAATGGAGCCGGTGAAGCGTTCGCACGCTGCCGTGAATCGGTTTCGGCAGAAGAAGCGGCGCGAATGTATGGGATTCATATCGATCACAGGGGAAAAGCGCGGTGTCCGTTCCACGATGATCATCGGCCTAGCATGTCATTCCACGCCGGCCGATTTCGATGCTGGAGCTGCGGCGTGTCCGGTAATTGTATCGACCTGACGATGAAGCTCCTGGGCGTCGACGCCATGGGCGCCGTGCGTCGGCTGGACGCAGACTTTCACTTAGGCCTTCCACTCGACCGGCCTCTGAGCCGCGAAGAACGTGATCAGGCGGATCGGCGCCGACAGCTGAATGATACGCGGCAGCGCTTTGAAGAATGGCGCGAGAAGATGCTCCGGGATCTGAACACAGCATATCGTATCGGCCATCAGGCGCTGCTCTCAGGCCACGATCTGAGCGACCGTGAGGCGCTGGCCGTCCGGTGGATGGATGCGCTTGAGGCGTGGGCCGACGCGCTGGACAGCAAAGAAATGTCCGAGCAAATGAAAGTATTCCGCGACCGGGAGGAGGTGGAGAGACTGTGTCAAATGATTTTGAGGAATACGCCGATGAAATCAGGCGCGACTTGACGCCGGATTCTGAGCCGACGTCGGCAGAGCTATTAAAGCTCTCGACAATCTCCGCTGAGGAGTTGGAAAACGCAGACCTTCCCCCTATTCGCTTTGTCGTCAAGAAACTGCTGGCTTGTGGATTGGCGCTGATTGTCTCTCTGCCGAAATTCGGAAAGTCATGGCTAGCGCTGCTACTGTGTTTATGCGTTTCACAGGGATGGCGCTTTTTGGGGTACGAAACGAATCAATGCAGATGTCTTTATCTTGCGCTGGAGGACAGCAAGCAGCGTCTTCAGGCGAGAATGAAAATGCTACTCGCCGGCAGACAAGCGCCAAAACAATTTGATTTTGCCGTTTCGTGTCATACGCTTGACGATGGCCTTCTTGATGAATTGGAAAGCTATGTGAACGATAAACCTGATACCGGTATGATCGTTATAGACACATTGCAAAAGATCCGGGGCGAATCACGAAAACGAGAAAGCTCTTATGCTGCGGATTATCGCGAGATGGCCGCGCTGAAGGCCTTTGCAGACAGTCATCACATTGCGCTGGTTTTGATTCATCATCTCCGGAAGATGGGAGACGATGGAGATCCGTTTAACCGGATCTCCGGCACGAACGGAATCTTCGGCGCTGCTGATACTGCCATGGTCCTGACGCGAGAAAAACGCCGGGATTCCGAAACGATCATGTCAGTAGAGGGCCGCGATATTGAACGCGCCGAGATCGTTCTTAGCTTCGACAAGGATTCCGGGAAATGGGTAAACGAGGGCGACGTCGATGATGTAATGGAGCGGAAGGCGCTGAAGGCATACCGGGAAAGTCCTCTTGTCCTGACTGTGAAAAAGCTGCTTGATCAGAGTCCCGAGAAACGCTGGATTGGCACTGCAACGGACCTGATGAACGCCGGCAAGTATATTGTTCATGGGTATATTTCATCAAGTGTTAAAGCATTGTCCAAGGATATTAAAGCAAACGAACGTCTTCTTTTGGATTGCGATGGGATTATTCACAGTACGCGGAAAAACGGTAATGCCGGCGTGAAGCATGTTTTTGCATACAAGGAACATTCGGCGTTTACCGAGTTGCCCGAAGACGAAGAACTGCCGTTTCTCTAGTGACTATTTACCATTGTTTTTATTGCTAACATTGATTTTGAAGGTAATTATGCAATGTTATCAATGAAATCAATAGTGTATATGGTACTTGAAAACCAACAGATAGAGATGGGAGGTTGAAAATGGCAACGATTGAATTTGAAGGTATAGATGAGTACATCAAGAAACTGCAAGCTCTTGGTGACGATATTGAAGGCAGCTGCAAGCGTGCGATCTATCCGGCTGCCGGCTTGGTGATCGAAGCAATCAAGGCAAATACACCGACCGACGGAACTGCTGGCGGATTGCGTGATTCCATGGCGCTGAGAACATTCAAGAGCGAGGACGGCTACATTCACACTGAGGTCGCCTTCGAGGGAGTCGATGAAAAGGGGCATCCGAACGCGGTCAAGGCGCGTGTGCTGGAATCTGGCAGCTCTACACGGCAGAAACATCCGTTTATCAGGCCGGCGCTGAATCAGGTGAAGAAACAGGCAGAAGCAATAATAGCCGCAGAATTTGAAAAAATCTGCGAGGAGAAGATGAAATAGCGCCGTCATGGGAAGATCGCAGCAGCGCAAAGGACGCGACGCCGAGCTGGAGCTGGTCAGGATCCTGAACGATTACGGCATACCGGCCGCTCCCGGTGCAGCTCTGAGCTATGGCACACAGGCGGACGTCGTGAACGTCGCCGGCGTCCACGTCGAGGTCAAACGCCATGAGCGGCTAGAGATCGGCGCTTGGATGGAACAGGCGGAACGCGACGCGCAGCGCTTCGGCGGCTGGCCGTGCGTCTTCTACAGACGGAATCGTGAATCATGGCATGTTGCCATGCCGCTGGATGCGTGGGTTGAAATGTATCTGTCATGGATTAAGGGGGAAAGTGATCGTGATCAGGAAGAAACGTCAGCGCAAAACTCAGAAGGACAATCGCGCCCGGTGGGTTGAATACGAACGCCAGAAGAATAACCTTGCGCGCCAGCATCTGGACCCGGCTGAGTATGAGACAGCGGTCAGATCTCTGGCGGCTCGCATGGGATTATGAGTATAGGAGGAGGTGGTAATAATGGCGACGGCTATGGATGTTCAAGACAAGCTCCAGAACGACGAGAAGAAGGCGCGTGCAAATCTGCTGAAGGCGAAAACGCCCGAAGAAAAAGCAAAATGTGAGCGTCGTATTGAGACAATTCGCAAGGCCCGGAAAATGCTCTTGCGGATGACGTTACAGCGCATCGAACGACGGTAAGAACGGAGGTGTTCTATTTGAAAGAAAAAACGATCTATGTTGACTGCGATCAGCAGATCGCGGAACTCCAAGAGAAAGTGGACAAGCTCGAGATTCGTGCCCGGACCGCGCTTTTTAAGAAGCAGCGTGCCGAGATACGTGCTGAGATTGAGCGCACGAAGCGCCTGATCCGTCATCTTCGGAAACTTGAAAAAGGAAGAATCCAGCACGCCGACATGGGCAGCTCCATCACGGAGGAAATCGACGATGGATGAGGTGCGGACATTCGATTCCGAGGCCGCTGCTGTCCGTTACTATACGGATAAGCTGGAAGATCTTCTTCTGGCGGAAAAGCTGTCGTCGAGGCCGGCGGCTCAGGCTTTACAAAACGAGGTCCAGCAGTGCAGACGTCTGCTTGCGGAACTGAACTACTACAAAGCGCCGATCAAGGTGATGGATTATGAGATCGTTGAACATGGAGGAGAAAAAGATGAATCCGATTGAAGAGATTGATCGTCTCGCAGAGCTGCGTCGGAATGAGATCGCGGAGCTGGAGGCCAAAAACGAAGCGCTGCCGTCGAGGATCGCGGCGGCGGACGAGAAGGCTTCAGCTGCTGCCGAGGCCGGCGACATGGGAGCTTTCGATGCCGCAGCCGTCGAGCGTGACGCTCTGAAGCGTGAACAGGAGTATATCCGTATTCGGCTGCAAAAGCTGAAGACGTCGCCGGCTGTCGATCCTGATCGCGTCATGGCTGCGTGGAAGGATTATCGCGCAAAGTACGATCCTCAGATGGAGAAGGCAATCGCGGAATTTGAGAAGACCAGGCGGAAGATGTTGAACGCATATTCTGCCATGGTGACGCTTCAGGAGGAGAGCAGCGCGGTCCGGAAACGCTTCGACGTCTACGCCGGCCAGAATCCGCTTAATCCGGTTGATCCTGTCGTGCGATTCCCGGCAAAAATGATTCCGCTTCGCGCAGCAAACGCGACAAACGTCGCGCTTCTCTCCATGGGAGGAACGACGCTGAAAGACCCTGACGCAGTATATTATCTTTCGGATTATGTACTAAACACAATCGGAGCAAACCCCGGTGATTATTACCATACTGATCGCGGACTGGCAAAGCTGAACGGTGTGATCGGCGCCGGCACGATCCCAGACTAAACCTTCAGGGAGGGATGACCCATCGGCACGGAAACGGTTCAATCCCTGACGAAGCGAATCCAAGAAGGCGAAGATGATCTGATCCCGGTCCTGTGGTCGGAAGTTTCCCGGTTTGTGCGCTGGCAAGCAGTCCAGTACTATGGGCGCTTGTCAGCGCCGCACTGTGAGCTGGAGGACCTGATACAATCCGGATTTGAGGCGCTGCTCTACGCTCTGCGGATGTACGATCCTAAGAAGGGCAAATTCCTCACATATTTGGGCCAAGCGCTTCACAGGGCGTTTCATGAGGCAGCTGGATACCGTCGGAAAAGAGATGCTTTCCTCCGGTGCAAAAGTCTTGATGTGCCGGCATCCTCAGATGAAGACGATGACCGTCTGCTTGTCGATCTTGTCGAGGATCCGCGTGCAGTCGCGGCCTTCGACGCCTCTGAGCGCCGCATATACAACGAGCAGCTGCACGAAGCACTGGAGAAAGCTCTGGCTCAAATCGACGATGAGGATGCAGCTGTCCTTCGTGGCCTGTATTATGATTCTATGACCATGAGAGAACTTGCCGAAAAGATGGGCGTGCCATTCACAATAATCAATCAGCGCAGCTCTAAAGGAATGAGAAGTCTTCGGCATCGTGAACATACTAAGGAGCTGCGTCGATTTCTGGACGATAATACGCCGTCAAGATTCGGAGGACTGCGGCCAACGGAATCATCGATCATATACCGGGATGATCTCTCTAAGTCAGTGGGTTGCGGAAAGTGGTATAAAATTCAAACGCGCCCACCACTCCGGTGAACGCGTTTCCGACCACTCACTCCGGTGACCGTGCCGTGATGAAATTGGAGGTTTGTAGAGCTGTGCGCGAGATACCTATTGACATGTAGCTAACTACATGGTACCCTGTAGCTAGATACATTGGAGGTGATGGATTGAGTCCCGAAAGTCGAGCTGCGTATTTCCGGGAACGTCGTGAGAAATTCAAACAGCTGGTGTTCATGCTGGAACGCTCAAAGGCGGACGCACTTGACGCCAAGCTGGAGCAGCGCGGTGACAAGCGTGCAGAATGGTTTCGACGTATTGTTGACCGGGAACTCAGCGAGAAGTAAAAGGGAGCGGCCGTCTCCGGTAGGATGGTAGGCCGACCGCTCCGACGCGGCCAAAGTACCTTGGCAAATCTAATTATACCAAAGTCTTTGCCGCATGTAAAGAATATGCGGAGGTATATATGAGTAATAATGCACTAAAAATCCTTGATGCTCTGGGTGATCTGAAGGACCTGATCAATGCATGCGAGCGGTTGGCTTCCGACTTAGAAGACATGACTCAAGTCGGTGACAACTATGCAGAAGTACAGGCGTACATCGCGGCGCGGACGGCATCTCACGAGAAAGCCATTAAGATGGTGGCCGAAATAGAGGATATGGTGAGCTGCGGTGTTCCAATGGCCCCAATGGGAAATGTTCACGACCTTATGAAATCAGAGGTGCGGCAGTGAGTAGTGAGATGAAGGTCCTTGATGCTTATGAGACGCTGGAAGAGGCAATAGCTATTCTCCAGTGCGCGGAAGACGCGTCCAGCGAGTCGCATATTCAGAAGGTTATCGGCATTGTAGTCGGGATGCTTATGGGCGCTGCAGGTGATATTTCTTCGTCGAGAAGGTATGAATCGGATAAGGAGGATAACAATGAATGATAACAACATCGCCGAGCTGTTCGGCGTCGATCCGAAAGAGGTTGCTGATGTGCTGGTCGGCAAATTTGAAGAGGCCACAAAGGACCATGCTCAGCTTGTGGACGAAGTGATCCAGATCGGGCGCGAGAACTTTACCCAGTCGGGCGTGCGTCAGATCTTCGACGGCTTTGTCCTTGGGTACTTTGCTGGCAAGGAGGAAGGCGAATGAGCGACAACACTGCAAGACCGGCGGAACTGGATGATATGGTGAACAGTCTCGCGTGTCTGAATGAAGGGATCGCGCTGATTCGGACCGTGGAAAGCGCCATTGAAAACTGTGTACCTGATCATGTACTGGTAACTATCGACGAGGCAATCGAGCAGCTCGTCAGTGGCCGAGACGGCCTTCTCCACGCCGGCGTCAATGCCATGCCGAAAGAAACCGTGGACTATTACAAAACTCAGATGATTTCTGAATAATCGCAACACGACCGGGGCCTTCATCGGCTCCGGTCATCTTTAGCCTGGTCGTGACCATGCCCCCCCTTGTCGAAGGTGATGGTGCATGCCAAACGAC